TTATTCCTGTACTACCTTCAATAACTGTTGGTAAGTACTTGTTAAAACTTTCCGTTAGTCGTGTTGTTTGAACGCTCTCTAAAAGTTCACTCATAATTCCCTTTTGTTCTGCGCCTAATGGAGCAAGCAGTTCACTCATAACTTCTTTACGCTTGGCTGCTTCTTTTAGACGACGAATTTCCATATCTTTGCTTTCTATGACTCTCTGTGCCTTCACTGCTACTGTATTAGCCATAGTAATAGCGGAGTCTTTCTTGTTTATAACCTTGAGCAATTTACTTGATTCTGATTTCTCATTTAAGTAACTATTCTGGTATTCGTTGCTAAATGCTTCAAATATCTTACGACCAAAGTCTGCTCTACGTGCTGATTCAATGTCCTCTTTAAGTTGTACGAGTTCATTGTTTAAACTCTTTGTAACAACTTGTTCGACCATTACTGCGGCACGCTTTACAAATTCTTTCTTCATCTTTCCTAACTGCTGACGACCTTCTTTAATTAACTTAATCTTGGTCTGTGATAGGTCCTTCTTATCTGCATAAAATTCTGCAATTTCATTAGCGAGGGCTTCAACCACAAACTCTTCTAGTTTGAAGAATTTGCTAGCCATAGACTTTTGATCTTCATGCAACTCTTTGACTTCTTTGGCAAGACTACGTGTGATAAATTCTTTTAGAACTGCACTGTCCTGCTTCATTTTGATTGCATACTTGGCTTTGGCTTCGGCTAATTGTTTACGATCTTCCGCGAACTCAGCAATTTCAGGTGCTAGTTGATCTGCTACCATTCTGTCAATGGCTTCAATCATAACACCGCGATCATGCTCATAACGCTGAGCAAATTCTTCTCTTAGTTGCTGTGATATTTGTTCACGGTTTTCGGCTACACGGGCTTCCCATGCTTCCTCAATTTGTGCTCGAATGTCTTCGCTAATCACATTGTTTTCAAATAAGCCTTTTAATACATCCAACATTGTGATTCTCCTCTTGTTATCGGAGCTTGCCTATTACTGATAATAGGCTCTCTTTAATATACTTCTGTGCTTTGGGGTCTTTCTTCACTTCCTCCGCTATGCGTAAGGCTCTAAGACCACCGCGATTATTCATCAAGTGTTCATAGATTGGTGTCGGATAAGCCCCTGGGGCACTTGGTTGAGCTACCACATCCACTGTGATAATCTCAAAATCACTGACCTTGCCAGTACCATCTCCACTGACATTGCCGGATCCTCTACTGCTTACTCCCAACTTAACTCCACTTTCTAACATAGTTCTTACTAGTTGTCCCATGGGTGTTGGCAGTATCTTAAACTTGCCATAACCATTTGGACCGTCCATCCACATTTCTGTAATCATGTGACTGACACGGTCCAAATTGATCTTTAGGTCATCTGGATGATCTACTTCACCGAGAACGCTGTAACCTCCTGCGATTTGATCGTTCAAAGTTTTGACAGCTCGCTCTATCTCATCAACAGGATATACTCTCTGGTTGGCATTTTTGATACCACCTTGAATACAAATACCTTTCATATAAAGGTCTTTGCCGTTTTCACCTTGACTTTCGACCACGACTCTCGCCTGATCGAAACTCAAGTTTTCTCGTAAGTAACTCATCTATCTGTGTTTACTTGGCTCTTTTTGGTGCGCCATTAATAGGACTCTTAGTATTAATACCACCTACTTGTCCTTGTGGACCACCTGATCCTGAACCCCAACCTTGGCCTTCTGCTGGACCTTTCTTCTCTGGTCCATGTCCTGGCTCTCTCTTCTTGAACGCTGTTTTACCAGCCTTGCCGCCTGGAACATTGATGTTACCACCATCTTGTAGTTGTGGCTTTCCTTGTTTGAAAACACCATTGCCTTCAATTGTACTACCAGCACCTACTTCTTTACCCTTGTATTCACCGCCATTTAGAATGTTAGCAGTTGTACCGCCCATATCATTCTTCATATTGTCGATAATACTCTTTGTGTTAGCACCATCATCACCCATCTTACCCCAGGTGTTATAGTTACCACCACCTACTTTTTCTACATATTCACGAATAAAATCTTCGTCAGTTTTCTCATCATCATCATCGTCGTCGTCATCGTCACCACGCTTTTCCATAGCAGCACGGTCTCTTGTATCTTGTTTGATATTGCCATGTGGACCTTGTCTTACAGGTGTAGCACCACCAGCTACTGTTGGTTCAACAACTAAATTCTCTTTTTCTGCTTCGTCGTCCATGTCGCCCATATCGTCCATGTCGCCCATGTCATCACCTTCTTCACCGCCTTCGTCACCCATTAGGCTTTCGAATTCGTCTCTTAAGGCTTCTAATTCTGATTCTAGGTCATCTAGACGGTCACCAAGTTCTTCTTCTCCACCAGCACCCATGTCCATGTCACCGTCCATGTCGTCGCCGCCCATATCGTCCATGTCACCGTCCATGTCGTCGCCGCCTTCTATGTCGCCTAACATGTCATCTGTGGCGTCTTGCATACCCATCATGCCTTCCTCTTCAGGAGGTGGCATCATGCCCATATTCTCTTCTACGTCATCATCATCGTTATAACGACCTTCTTCTTGGCTTTCTTCTTCCTCTTCGAAGTCTTCGGCTAACAAATTCTCGTAGATTTCGCGGCTCTTGGCCACAACTATATCATGAAATAACTCTCGTGCTTTTGTTTCCTCATCATTAATAAGGTATTCAAGCATCTGTTCGAACTTTGAACGATCTCCCATTTTGGTCTCCTATAGGTAATGAGCTGTCAACTAATATTTACATATATCTGTAAAAAACGGTATATAATGGCAGAAAATTAGCGTATTTTCTTCCATCCTTCTAATAATTTCCTAAATTCTTCATAACTTATTTCAGAATAGTTATCATACCTCCACTTTGGTTTAAAGAAATTTGGAATGCTTACTCTTATATAGTTCAAATTAGGATTATCTTTAATTATAGTTTCTGTTTGCTTGTGCCAATTACCATAGTAGGTTGCTGGGTCCACATTACGTTTATAGTTTTCAGTATCAGCAAAAACATTGTTTAACTTGCCTTCTAAACCTTCAAAATCAAAACCAAAAATATAAATTTCATTAGGCTTATTTTTGGTAGCCAAATTTAGAGCAGTGGGACCACTGCTCCATCCTAAATTAGGATCTATAAAATTAAATTTTTTATAATGAGATTTTGACACAAATGGATAAGTCCAGACTTCGTGTTTAAGTTGATAATTGCTTTTAGCAATTTCATCAATCATTTTACGATCAACTGATACTAGAAAATCTGGAGTATATTCTCTGTATACTGCATTACAAGCGTAGATTAAACCATACGGCCTAACCTCATCGAAATCTATGTTTAATCGTGTTCTGCCATTGCCGAACACGAAATTTCGTCTCATAGTGGTTTACGACGACACATCCAAGCTACATTTTGAAATTCATCACGCATATAAACTTCAAGATTATTCCTATCAATAGTTTCTTGAATGTCAGCATCAGTAATCTCACACCAATTCCATATGCGACGATGAATGGCTTCTTCAAAATATTCTTTATTTCTTACATAATCATGTGCCATTACAAAGTCACCTGGCTTCAAATAATCTGTAAGCAAATTTACTTCCATTTTCTTTAAACCACCATCACAGAGTAGGACAGTTGTACCTGGTCGTTGTAGGTTATTTACAATTTCATCTCGATTGCTATCACGAATATTTTGATAATCATCTGTAAAAAGATTACAAATTCTAACAGTAATGCCTTCATTACTAAGCTTACTATACCATCCTTGTGGGTATAATTCATAACTGATCATTTCATATTCATGACCAACTTCTTTTAAAATTCTGTTTAATGCTAGACTTGTAGCACCTTGTCCAATACCAATTTCTACTACTGTTGTAGGTTTTACTTCATTGAAAAATTTACGAAAAGGATGTTGAAAATTTTTGTGTTGTTGACAGATTAGACCTTCAATAGGCCCATGTTCAAATGGTTGCATAATTGTTCCTTATAAATTATTTAGGCGGCAGGCTGCGCAGGTTCAGTACCATACATTTTTTGAAC